GCTCGGCGAGCTTGGTGGAGGTGGCGTCGTCCGCCTTGAAAAGCGGCGGCAGGGGCCATGAAGAAGTGCCTGCGAAATAAGGGCCGAGTGCTGGTCCGAAAACTCAGCAGGTACGTTGACCGTTTTGATCGTAAGGAAAAGCTAATGAGCACGAAGGAGAATTGAAGGCAAAGGATTAACCGGCACCGCCGCCTGCGCATGGCGAAGATGAAAACCAAATCGCAGCATGGCGGAAGATTGGCGCTGCTTGGCGTCGATACCTGCAAATCAATTATTTTTTCCAGGCTGCAGCACGGTCACTCGATTCGGTTCAGCAAGAGCGTGCTGGAAGCCTCACCAGCATATTTCGAGCAATTGTGCAGCGAGCGGCGAATCATTCGCTATGTGCGCGGCAGACCGGTCCGCCGATTCGAACGCGTGTCGCACCGCGCCCGTGCCGAGGCGCTGGACGCCTTGGTTTATTGCTGGGCCGCAAGAAGCATCGTCCAGGTGCCGCCGGACGCCCGCGAGGAGCAGCTACGCAATCCCGAGGCCGCAAGCCCGCCGCCGGCAGTGTTCCGCAGCAAATTCATGGCGCGGCACGGGAGGGCATAAACCTGACGAGCTACGCTTGTATCTCGGCGCGATCAGGTGTAGATACGAGCACATCTGGTCACGGGAGCCCTTGCCATGCGCCTTACCCTACGGCAGCTTCTCGACATTTCCGGCACCACGGATCCGATGTTGAAGGCGCTAAGGTTGCGCCATCAGCTTTCGCTGGCGTTCGGGCAATCGCAGGCTTTCGAGAGCCTGTCCTATGTGCCCTTGGATTGCGTTGCGCTCTTGCTCAACGCGACCTTGGCGAAGTCCTACGCGCGCAATTTCGCGGCGAGCCTCACGCGGGTTTGGTGGCCGGAATGGACCGAGGTCGCCGCCTATGCGGAGGCCGACCCGGACAAGCCCGCCAATTTCCACGTCGTTGACTTCACCATACCGGGCGGCAAGGCCGGCCATATGGTCGCCGGCAGCCAAGGCGACGTCGACGTCGTCCGTATGCTTTCGTTCCGCGCGCCCAAGGGCGCCCAGCCGGAACGCGAAACCAAGGTCAATTTGATTCCGCTCATTCGCTTCGTCCGGGACAACGCGGCCCGGCACGGTGTTGACCTTCTCATGCCGTTTGTGCCGCCGGCCGGCGATCCGCGCCTCGCCGACCTGATCGCGCCCTGGCGCGAGGCCCGCGAGCGCACCGTGGACATGCTCAAGGCAATCCGCCGGAGCGACGAGGAAGGCGCCGCCCGCGCCGGCAAGCTTGCCCGCAGCGCGCTCGAAGCCTACGCCGGCCGGCCCGAGGGAGTCGCCGTGCAATGATGCGCGCGCTCACCCTCGCGGCATCGACCGTGCGATCGTGGTGGCCCTGGCCGAGCGCCAGCGAGCCCGCGCCCGCGAGGCAATGGCCGCCCGGCGCGATCGCACCGTTCCCGAACCGGAGCGCCTTGGCGCGCCGTTGGGCCGAGAGCGCGCGCGGCAATTGGCTCGCATCACAAAGCCCGACCGCGGTTTCGCTCACAGAAAAATGGATCGCATTGCATCGCCAGCGGCCCGACAGCGAGGAGCGCACATCCGGACGAGAGCGTGCGGCGCGCCTTGGAGAACATCTTTGCAACATGGTCCGCCCGGTGCGATGTCGAGAACGTCGACGATTTGGTCGGCTGTTTGAATTGCATCATCCGTACGATTGTTTCTTTCGGCGAAATATTTATCCGGTTGGTCACCACGCGGCGCGGCGAGCTGCGCTTGCAGCTGCTATCGCCCGAGCAAATTGATCCAACGCGCAACGAAGAGCTAACCGGTGGCGGCAAGATCGTGGCCGGTATCGAATTCAATGCTGCCGGCGAGCGCGTCGCTTACCACGTGTTGCCCGAGGCGCCAGATATGCTTTTCGCCATGGTCGGGCCGCCCGTGCGCGTACCGGCTTCCGAAATAATTCACGTTTACGAAAGGAAGCTTCCCGGCCAACCGCGCGGCACAAGCTGGCTCGGGCCGCTGGCGTCGCGACTGTTACAAATCGATCAGCTCGAAGACGCACTGCTTGCGCGCGCGGAAACAGCCGCGCTATTCGGCGCGTTTGTAACCGACCCGGAAGGAAGCTTCACGCGCGACGGCTCGACCGGCGCCGCGGCGACGCGTACTAATCAATTCGGTGATACCGAGATGTCGCTTGAGCCGGACTTGCTGCGCGTATTGCCGCCGGGCTGTGCTATCACGTTCCCAACCGTGCCCGATACGCTGGGCGTGCCGGAATTGTTGAAACACATATTGCGTTCGGTCTCGTCCGGTGGCGGCATGCCATACGAATTATTAACCGGCGATTTGTCGGACGCGAATTGCAGTAGCGCACGGCTTTCGCTGCAATCGTTCCAGCGTCGCGTCCGTACCTTGCAGCTAAGCATGCTCGGTAATAGACTGTTACTGCCGATTTGGCAGCGTTTGATCACGCTCGAAGTCCTGTCTGGCCGGATGTACGCCCGCGATTTTGAGCGTCGATCAAACGATTATTTCGCCGTGTCGTTTCTCTGGCCCGAGTGGCCCTCGATCGATCCACTGAAGGACACGAAGGCGGACACGCTCGAAGTAAACGCCGGCTTGAAGAGTCGCCAAGAACTAATCGCCGCTCGCGGCCGCGACCCGGCGGAAGTGTTCGAAGAGATCGAGAGCGATCCAATCCGCCCAGAGATCGCGGCGACCGCGACCGCGCTGCTAACACAATCTGATCAACCGGAGTCCAATCAATGACTATGCATTTTCGCTCGATCCGCGAAGCGGCGGTTGCGCTAGAACGGCGCGACGCCATCGCCCGGCCGGCGAGCTTTGATAACGAGGCGCGCACCATCGAGGCCGTCATCGCAACCGATCAACCGGTCAAGCGGCGCGACCTCAACGGCGAGTATTTCGAGGTGCTCGATATCGAAGGCGCGGAGGTGGACGCCTTGCGCGGCGCCAGCGTGTTGAACAGCCACAACCAGCACGATCTTTCCGCCGTAATCGGAACCGTCGATGACGTATGGCGCGAAGCGAACATGCTCGTGGCGCGCCTTCGCTTCTCCGATCGCACCGAGGTCGCGAGCGTGGTGGACGATATTGCCGCCGGCATCTTGCGGTCCTTGTCCGTCGGCTACGAGATCACCGAGGTGCGGGAATCCACTGATGGCGGCATGCGCACCCTGACCGCCACGCGCTGGCGCCCGGCGGAAGTTTCGTTCGTGCCCGTGCCAGCTGACCCACGGGCACGCACGCGGGCGCGGCCGCTGCAGCCCGGTCGCGCTCGCTCGATCCGCGAGCTGGGCAACCGCGCGGGTGTGGAACCGGAAATGATCGATGGCTGGATTGATCGCGGCATGAGCCTCGACGCCGTGCGCAGCGAGGTCCTAACCGATTTGATGGTGCGCAGCGCGCAGCCGATCCGCACCGCGGCCCGCGAGAGCCTTGACAATCCGGAATTCCGCGTTCGGGCAATGAGCGAGGCGCTCTATTGCCGCGTGAACCCGAAGTTCACACCGAGCGGCCCGGCCCGGCAATTTGTTGGCTGCTCTATTCCCGACATCGCACGGGAGTGCCTGCGGCGCGCCGGAGTATCGCTCGCCAACATGTCGGCGGCGACGGCCGTCACCACCGCCCTGGAGGTCAGGAGCGGCAAGGGCTTGCACAGCACCGCAGATTTTCCGGCGGTCATGCTCGACGTAATTAACAAAACCCTGCGCCCGGCATATCAAGCCGCGCCCTCGGGCCTGAAACAACTCGCGAAGGAAAAGACCGCGCCGGATTTCCGGACGCAGTATCGCGTGCAACTCGACTCGCTTAGTTTTCAGTTACTACATGTGCCGGAAACCGGCGAATTCAAGTTTGATACAATGGCGGACACGAAGGCGAGCTACGCCATTGCTACCTACGGCCGCATCTTCGGGATCAGCCGGCAAGCGTTAATAAACGATGATCTCGGAAGTTTTTCCGACATCGCGGCAAGGCTTGGTGCGGCCGCGGCATCGTTCGAGGCGCAACAGTTAGTAAACCTGCTGACTGCTAACAACGGTGCCGGACCAACGATGGACGATGGACTGCCGATGTTCCACGCAACGCACGGCAATCTCGCCGCGACCGGCGCTGTGATCGGCAGCACCACGCTATCGGCCGCGCGGCTTGCAATGCGGCGGCAGAAATCGCCAACGGGTGGTGTAATCGATGTAACGCCCGCCGTTGTCGTTGTGCCGCCGGAACTGGAGACAAACGCGGAGCAAATGCTCTCGACCATCCAAGCGACGAAGACGACTGATACAAACATCTTCGACGTCCTACGTCTCGTTGTCGAGCCGCGGTTTACTAACGCAACGGCATGGTACGTGGTCGCCGAACCGGCGCGCATCGATGGATTAGAATACAGTTATTTGTCCGGTTTTGTTGGGCCGACAACAGAAAGCCGCGCCGGCTTCGAGATCGATGGCATACAGGTCAAGGTGCGCTTGGATTACGGCGCCGGCGCGATCGATCATCGTGGTTGGTATCGCAATCCCGGAGCGTAAATCCCGTGGCCGTCACGGTGACGGCCGGCTGACCTTTGAAAAGACGGTCTAAATCCAATGGCCGGGAAATTCCCGGCCGGCTGATCTTTGAAAAGACAGGAGAAATCGATGGCCGACAGTCTCGAATCTCAATTAGATGCGCTACGCGAGGCATACGCGTCCGGCGTGACGAGAGTTAGCTATGAATCGAAAAACGTGGATTACAGAAGCATCGCCGAAATGCGTGAGCTGATCAGCAGCCTCGAAGCGCAGCTCGGCGCCACGCCTTCCAGAAACATCGTTTGCAAACCAAGAATGTGGAGATGATCCCCAATAGCCGTCGCCCTCCTTTGAGGCCCAGCGGCCGGGCCGACAACGACAAGCGGGATGCCCGGGCGGCGGCCGCGTCCGCTCTCTTGCAGCAGGTAGGGTTCAATCCCGCAAGGCCGCACTTCCCTCCGGCGCGCAAGGTCGCGAATCTCGAACCGGGGGCATGCGCGTCTTGGCAGCGCTGCCATAACGCAATTCGAATGAAGGATTTTTTGCGTTTCTAACGGGGTTTAACTGACTGAACTATCGAATGATCCAAAAAAAGGGGTGTTCAAAATTTTGCATCGATCCTGCATGTTGTGGTTGAGAATGCGGCAACCCACCACGAATTGCGCATCTGGAGGCGAAAATGGCTACGAGAGGCCAGAACCGCATTTGGAAAACCGAGGGCCGGCGCCTGGGCAAGCTGGCGCAAGAGCTTGGCGCCGACCTCGAAATCGATCCGGTCACCGGGAAATACAAGCTTGTGTTCCCGAAGGAGGGCGACGCGGCGCGCCCTGATCAGCCGCAAACTAACGAGTGGGACACGGAGTATGGCGCGGATAAGACTCAAGCACGTTAATGCTATCCGGAATCGAAAGTGTAAAGACCCGACGGAGCTGCGGTATTACTTCCGGCGTGGCGGCAAGAACATTCGGCTGCCCGGGCAACCGGGCTCCGAGGAGTTCATGGCCGCCTATGCCGCGGCGCTCGCGAGCACTTGTGCGGACGTCGGCGCCGACCGCACAACGCCGGGCACGATCGGTGCCTTGGCCGCGAGCTACTTCCAGTCCGGCGCCTGGACGAGCCTCCCCGAGGATACCCGCCGCAACCGGCGGCCCATCATCGAGCGGTTCCGCGAGCGGCACGGCGGCAAGCGCGTCGCGCTGCTGCAAACGAGGCACATCGAAACCGCGCTGAAGGAGATCACCGCCGGACCGGCGACCAAGGACTATTGGTTGCGCAGCATCCGCGCCTTCCTGCAATCCGAAATCCCGAACGTGATTCGGGAAAATCCGACCGCGGGCATCCGCGTGAAGCGGGTTAAGAACGACGGGCACCACACGTGGGAGCCGGAGGAGGTCGAGCAGTATCGTGCGCATTGGGCGCTCGGGACGGTTCCGCGGCTTGTGCTCGAATTCGCCCTCGGCACCGCATCGAGGCGCGGCGAGATCGTGCACCTCGGGCCGCAGCATCTCTATCGCGGTCGCAAGGGCGAGTGGCGAATCCGGATCGAGCGCATCAAGGGCAGCAACCCGGTCGATATCCCGGTCACGGCCGAGCTGCTTGCAGCCTGCCAAGCCATGCCGGTGACCGGGCTGGCGTACGTTGTCGACGACGCTGGCACGCCAATCGCCAAAAAACGCCTGGGCGCGCTGTTCGCCCGCTGGTGTACCGAGGCCGGGCTGCCGGCGCGGTGTCGCATGCATGGGCTCAAAAAGAGCAGCCTTTGCCGCCTCGTCCTGGCGGGAGCCACCGCGCCCGAGTTCATGGCGGTCTCTGGCCACAAGGACATGGGCGTTGCGCAGAAGTACATCGAGAAGGCCTTGAAGCGGCCCGAGCTTGCGGACGCGGCAATGGCGAAGCTGGAGAACAAACAGCAACCGGAAGTAACCGACGATTTTACAAAAGTCTCACAACACACTTACAAAAGTGCTTGAGAATTGCCCATTTTATGCTGGTTTCTGAAATGAGGGTCCACAAGCACGTGAATGTGGCCTTTGACCCCGGTAGGGCGACAGCACCTCGCATAACGGTGCCGCACATGTTGCCTTCGAGCGAATGAAAACTCTCGGCCCCTGCGACATCTGATCTTACGTGGCTCAATCCCACACCCCATGCAACAGCTGTGTACGCTTCGTGTTCGGCATCGCTGCCGCCTCACGCAACACGCGCTTCCAGGCGGCCCGCTACGGCCTTACCTGGGCCGGACTTTCGGCTGATCGCGCCAGCTTTGGCTGGCGCCTTCTCATTCAATCACCTCGTCGGCGCGTCCA